GATTTAGAGATGATGGAGTATAATACTATTAGGAGAAAGTATGGCAAAAAGTAAAAGAGTATATGAAAAAGAGATAGATCACAGCCATGATATATCTTATGAGAATGAGGTAGTATATGACAATGTTAATTCACCTGCTCATTACAAACATGGTAAGAAAGAAACTATAGATGTTATTCGTGATTGTATGGAGAGTGATGAGTATCATGGGTATCTTAAAGGTAATGTCTTGAAGTATGTTTCAAGATATAAATTTAAAGGAGAGCCATTAGAAGATCTAGAAAAAGCACAATGGTATTTAAATAAATTAGTACAGGAGGTTAAAAATGGGAGCAGTTAAACATGCGTTACTAGAGGTAGAAGACTTTGTGTCTGGATGTCTAGGAGAAGGTCGTACATTAAATCAAACAATAAGAGATGCAGTGGAAGAGTTTAAAAGAGTAGACAACTCCTATTTATTAGATGCAGATTTTATTGAGGATAAGTATTACCAATTTAAAGGGCAGATATGAGAGAGTTATTTCTAGATGCGTTACAAGATAAATACAAAGCACAAATATCAGATGCTAAAGCTAAAGCAACTGTGTACTTAGATAATCCTGTAGCTATAGGAGAACATCCTCAGTTTATAGAAGAGTTAGATAAACTTGTTAATGTAATATCTAGTGCAGAAGAAAATATAAAAACAATAGAAGAGTACTTTGGGGGTACAGATGACTAAAGAGAAAGGAAAAGAACAAGTAGGATCAAGAACATTTTTAATAGACTCGATGCAACTACAAGATTTAATGAGGTACTTAATGAGTAGACCTTATGCTGAAGTTGTAAAGCTTATGAATATGTTAAGTACATTAAATCAATTAGATCCTAGCATTGGTGCAGACTTTGTTAAGAAACAAGCAGGTGAAACTAATGGAAAAAAATAACCCAATACATCAGACAGGTCTATTGTTTGAATTAAAGATAGGTTTAAATAAAGATAATGCAGTGGTGATTGACTACGGTGGAAAACCTGTAGGTAAAATAAGAGAAGCACTTAAAGATTATAAGTACCAAGCTAATCTTTGTGCAGCAATTATTAACCATGCTAACTCTACTGGTAAAAAACTAGAGGATGACATTAAAGAAATGATACAGAAAATTTAAAGTTTTGGTCTGAAGAAGTTGCACCAAAAAAAAAGGCTCCCTTAAAGGAGCCCTGTTGTTGCCTAACTGTGGGGAAGTTAACGCTTCCCCTTTTTTTATGCGTGTAATTATTTCTTTGCTATAGTATCTTTATTAATTCCTTTCTTGATAATATAATCTTGAGTACCATTGGCACCTGTAGTAACTTCTTTCTTAAGATGTCTAAATAAACTCATCTCTTTTACTTTTTTATATTTTTCTTTTAAGAAATTTTCTATTACTTTATTATCTCTCATTAACAATTCCATGCTCTTAAAGCTTTATTAATTCTACTCTGTGGATCGTTAGCAGTTTTCTTTGAAGTAAGTTTCTTTTTCATGCCTTTCATACGTGCACAAAAACTAGCTCTTCTTGGGTTACCCACTACTTTGCTAGGTGCTTGTAAGTTACCACCCGTTTCTTTATTGTAGCTATCCCTACCTTTTTGATTCAATCCACCAGAAGGATTCTTACCTTCTTTTCTAGTCCAAGTTGCTTTAGACATTACGCAAAACTCCTATACTTTTTTACTTTATTTGCTATAGTCTTTGGTTGTTTTACAAATTGTTTTCCTGCTGCTGTACCTCTTCTTTTAGCAGCTGTTGTAGCAGCGTACTCAGAAGAAGATAAAGACTTAATTGCTTTTGCAGGTAAGTATCTCTCTCCTGTTTTACTTGAAGGTTTACCAGACTTAGTTCTCCACTTCTGTCTACCCCAAGCCTGTAAACTTTTTTGGGATTTAGCTAATACCATTATGATGTATAGCCTCCACCAGATGCTTTATATTTTTTAGCTAATAGTTGTGCTTTTCTTGCAGACCATTTTCCAGCAGCTGTACCTTGGGTTGCTGAGTTCTTAACTTGATTAAACATTTTCTTTCTCATTGTAGGCTTCGTATAGTTACCTGCTTTATTTACTGTCATTTTTACTCCTCTAAATAATCCATTGTGTATATTCTTTACCATCGTAAAGTAATGCTTCTTTTCTATTCTCGTCTTTATTGTATGAGCAATGCACCCATCCACTTGAGGGGTCGTTAGGGGTATAAAATTCTAGTATCAATTGATCAAATACTAGGTTGTTCTTGATGTACTTTGCTAGAGATTTGTTATCTAAACCAATCATTTCAAAATCAGCTGCTTGTCCTTTAGCATGTTGACTGGTAGTCTTGCTACCAATAGCTACACATAATTCTTCTGATCTATAACCAGAGGTAATTATCATAGGCTTACCAAAGTTTCTACGTGTAGGCTCTAGTATTTGTGTACATAATTCTGTTAAATTTTCTATATGCTCAAGAGTAGGTTTATTATCTATACCTTTTCTCTCAGCAGTTTGAGATTTTGTTAGTTCTGATAAACTAAAGTGTCCACTAAGTTGCATTAGTTTGATAAGGGGTTAATATTTTTAACTCTTATCTCTTCCATTTGCACCTTTAATAATTCTATTTCTTTTTCTAAAACTTTAATGTCTGTTTTGCTGTGTGAGTGTGATGTATTATGTGAGTGAGTTGTGTCTGCATTTTCTAATGCTTTAACTTTTTGTTCTAGAACTGCAACTATAGATAAATCTACTGTTTTAGATGCGTTAGTTAGTGCATCAAGTTTAGTCATAACCTCACCATACTTAACAAATCCACCACCGATTGCAACAATTGCTGCAACTAATGCGGCTATGCCTGCTAGCTGATCTTTTATATTAAATTTTTTATCCACGTTTTAACTCCTCTAATTCAATTAATAACATTTGTTTTTCGTTATCTAATACTTCTAATTGTCTTTTCTTCATACCTATAATATCATTAGCTACATAATTTGATAAAGTTATGTCAGCGTATATCTGTCGATCATCCATTATATCTAATTGATTCATGTATATATTTTTAGGTTTATAAAATTCTATACCTTTGTATGAAGCTAGTGATAGCTGTTCTCCAATCATAGCATCCATCTTAACAATATTCTTAAGTTCTAGATTCTTTGCAGAGTCTTTTACTTTTTTATCAATTTTTGCCATGACCTTCTCCAGTTTTGTGTTAATAGTTTTTTTTGATTTTACTTTATTTTCTTTAATTTTTTCTTTAGTTACTTTAGCAGATGTTTTATTACTAGCTTTCTCTTCTTTCTTCTCTGGTTCTTTATTATTTTTTGCTATGCTAGTAGGCTCTTCTTTAACAGCTTCTTCTTTAGCCTCTTGTTTAGATTCTTTAATAACTTCTGCAATAACTTCTTTCTTTAATGTCTCAACAGTTTTAGTTTTATTCATTGTTTGCACAACTTCTTGAACTTTAGCTACTACTTCTGGAGATGCTTTTTTAGTTGTCGTAACTATAATCTCAAAATTTTCTGTAAGTTCTACACTTGTTACTGCACCACCCGTTTCTACGTTTAATTTTTCACCAATACTTTCTTCAAGTCCAGATATAACATTCCATATCTCAGATTCATTAAGGTTTGCTGTTCCTAAACCTTCGTTAATATCTTTAATTTCCTGTGCAGATAGAGGCTCGTAGTCTTCAACTGAAAAATCTAAAGCCATTTCCGCACCTAACAAATTTGGTCCACGTAAAGCTGATGTTGTACTTTGTGATCCATCAATTCCTGTCCAAGACCATTCATATTTATTTGCATGAACTCCGTTATAATGTAGGCTATCACCACTTATTATTTCATTAGCATTATAACCAGAATCTATTGTTCTAATTTGTGTAGATGTTGCTAATACATTATTGTTTGTATCTAAAACTTTCATTACTAAAGTGTAAGAATCCATAGCACCAACAGAATTTCCACAAGTATGTTGTGATGAGTTATGCTCACAGTTTTGTACTGCAATATAGCTGCTTAAATTAATTCCACCATTAAGTTTTATCTGAGTAGAAGTATGAGTAACATCATCTGGTCTGCTATTACCTTCTATCCCTACTAATGAACCAGTTGCTGTAACCGTCATATCATGTGATGCTTCTAGCTCGTTGTTAAAAGCTCTACCACATGCATTGGATATCTGCGTTTCACAAGTAATAGTAAAACCATTATGTGTACTGCCATTAGCTAATACACCAGTAGATCCAGATTGTACTCCATCTAAATTTGAATTACTTAAACTTGATGTAGTTGTCCCAGCATTAGGTAATATGTTTGTACTAAAAGCTGTGTCATTCTCTTCTGCCAATCCTACTGAACTAGCAAATGCATTTAGTGCATAGTAAAATAAAGCACCTAGTGCTAGATATATTATCCATTTCATTTTAATATTAATTTAACGATTGATTTTTCACCCATGTAAATCTCTGTTTCTGCTTTTGATTTTATACATTGGTAGTCTATACGACTTGTTCCCGATCTCATTGCAACACGTTTAGCTTTTAAACAAGTAGACATAGAGTCTTGTATTCTGTGTTCCTTAATTTCTCCTGAGACGATCATTAGTAATGCAACTACTATTTCAATCATCAGTGATCTCCGTTACCATTTTTTCTAACTTTATCTTTTAGTGCCTCAACATCAATCAATGCTTTCTCTAATTGTTTGTTTAGAAATTGTATGTTAACTTTGTTAGTCATATTCTGTTCTTGAGTTATCTCTAATTTTTCTGTCGACTTATATAAATCTTCTATCAACATAAATTGTTCCTGATCGGTTGGTAACTGCTCACTTTTTTTAAGTAGATCAGCTTGGAATAATTCTCTAGATGTCTCTAAGCTAGTTAGTCTAGCTGTAATCTCTGTGTATGCCAGCACTCCTGAAATTACGCCAGCGATAATCATTAACATGTTTTTCATCGGCATGCTTACTGATGTGTTTTCTGATATCTTCATTTTTTCTTCTTCTTACATTTACAACGAGGTGCAAATAAAAAGTTATTTATACGTTCAAACAAATTATCAACAGCACCAAAAAATTTATATAAAAATTTATCTAACATTTATTTTTTCTATTTTAATTTTCTTATCCATCTTATCTAATTCTTTTGTCATCTTAGTTTCTTTCTTAAGTCTAATTCTTTCTAATCTTTTTTCTTCTTTAAGTTTAATTTTTTCTACTCTCTTTTCTTCTTTCTCTCTGGCTGTCATACGCTTAACATAGACACTATAGTCTGGTCTTTCATGCTCGTACTTAGACCATAAAGCCATAGCTTCTGTACCAATCTTTCCATCAATAGGACAAACAGTACCTGCTTGTATCATTGCTTCAAAGACTCTTTCATCTTGGCAAAGTATTGCAACGGCTGCTACTCTCATACCAAAGTCATTAAGTATTCTTGATAGCTTTAATCTTTCACAATTTTTATCTATAAAATGTTTCCCACCTGTAACTCCAATTCCAAATGTTTGAATCCCTAATGATGCACCTGTGCTACATACATCTTGTGTCATAGAATTATATGAGGGTGCTGATGCTGTTGGGGGAGCCGATTTTATATTAGATGTAGAACTGTTTGTACTTGTAGTTGTAGCTGTACTTCCTGATTCGTAAGTAGTTGCACCTCCAGTGTACCCACCTTCAATAGCAGTATTACTTCCACTAGTATTACTTTGTGTTGATCCACTGTATGCAGGTCTAGCAAATAATGCAAGTCCTAACATTAATATAATCAATGTACCTGTAAAATAATAATTCATTTTATTCACCTCTATCATTTTAAACTTCTTGTTTAACCTCTTGTGGAGTGCATGTAAACTGTGTATGTGCACCGTATTTGTTAACAAATTTTCTATCTAGATCTTCCATAATAAGTACTGAAGATTTATAACCGTATATTGTACATTCGTAGTTGTCTTTAAATTCTTTTATTCCTGTATGTATTTGTGTACAATCATTTCCAGGAACAGTACTGCATAGCCACATGGCTAATAAATATTCCATGTATTACTTTTTATATCCGTAACCTGTTTGTTTATTTCCCCATAGCTTTTGCCATGACCATACACTAAATTTACTAGAGTAATGATTTATAAATAGTAGTGTATGCCTTATCACTTTTTAGCACCTCTAAATATTTGTGTACCTTTTATACCAAATATACTAGCACAAACTAAAATCCATAGATTGGTAAACCATGAAGGTAATGCTTGGAAATGCTCAAAGAATACTTTTATTTTTTCCATAGCTTGAGGATCGTCTGACCACACCCCATATGCAAGGACAATTATGGGCAGTGTCAAAATAGCAAGAACAACTTCATCCTTATAATCTGTATCTCTAGACTCTAGGAGTTTACCTTGGTACGCCATTTCACCAGTAGCCATCTTCGCAGCCTGCGTGGCTTGAGCGTCAGCCATAAACATTTTAGTCTCTTGACGCTTTTTATATATATGAGTTCCAGCATTTAAAGCTAATTTAATTGCACCAAACCACATTACGTTCCTACCTTTCTCTGTGCTTTGCTATGTGCTTTAGTAAATGAAACACCTTTCTTCATCTTATCTTTCATCATATTCATATGCTTTACAGTATGATGTATCTTATGTTTCTTTAAAATCTTTTTTTCTTTTTTATCAATTGACATATTATAATACTATTGCTCCTATAATAAAACCTACAGCTGCACTAATAACGCAGTGACTGTGGCTAATCCATAATCCTTCTAGTCTTTCTTTTATTGTTTGTATCATCTTATCTCCTTATATCTTAGTTATTAAAAAAATTATAAGCACCACCTAACGCACTTGCAATCATGATGAGTACCCATATAGCACCTTTGCCTTTATTAATGTCAGCTCTTAAACATTTAGTTTCATTTCTAAGTTCTTTTATTTCTCTTACTAGAAAATCTATTTTAACTTCTGTTGCTGATTTTTTAGGCATTAGTTTTTGTCCCTTTGGTTAGGACTAACATAAGTTTTTCCACCAATTATATTTTCAAATATATAATCTACATCCATATCAGCAAGTTTATTAATTACTGATTCTAATAAATCATTTCTTAATTGTATATTTTTTTCAATCTGCATTCTTTTGTAATCTCCCTCTGACATACCATTAGCTGCTGCTTGATCCCCAAGTTTAAAAAAAGGTATATTATTAATATGTGTATTAAGCTCTTTTAATTTTTTATCAGTAGTAGTTAAAAAGCTTGCATTTACCATTTGCCATATACTTACTTCTTTAGGTATAGCAGATTTGCCATCTTTCATTCTTTTTCTAACACCATCTTCTATGTTAGTCCAGACTCTTATACCATCTTCTGGTTTTAATTTTGAAAAATCTATAGAAGTTTTTAATTTAGCTTCTCTTTTTATTTCATTATATATTTGATAATACTTTGTACTTTTTAAAGGAGTCTTTACTGTAAATACATTTTTAAATATACTCATAGGGTCTTTCCAAATGTTAACATCTCCTGATCTTAATGTTGGTCTGTCTCCAAATTTTTCACTCCCACCTAAAGTGTTAGCACCTATTTCCATTAAATCTACACCATAACTAAGTATACCTACTGCATAAGCATTAAGTAAAAAATCAATTGTAATAGGATCCATACCCTGTATAACTTTATCATCTGAGCCTGGAATTACAGACTCTTTTAAAAATTTAGTTAGGTTAGATATCTGTACTGATATTTCTTT